AAACTGGATGATGATACTCTCTATTCTAAACATGTCTTTGTTCTTTCTCGGTGTATATATCTACTCGATAATACTAACTTTATTTGCAACAAGGCCTACAAAACTGCACACCTCTGCTTTTCGTTCTTTCCGACTTCCAATGATGATCATGTGATTAAACTGTTTGGACGTACTCTTCGGCGTGTTTCTCAACTCGAATATCGGCTTACAGACGCTTGTCGTGAGCTTAAATATGCTAAAAAATGTAATAAAAATGTAGAAAAGTATCAAAAAAAGCTAGAATCTGCTGAATCTGCTTTTAAATTGTATCAATCTTTTAAAGCAAAAATACGCGAGGAGAATCTCTCCCAACGTCGTTCAATCCTTAAAAAGAGGTTGCGTTATGCTATTGCCGAATCTGCAAACAGTGGTTGGTTTATGGTGTTCGCTTCTCTTACTGCTGATGATTTTAACCTTCCCTTGGTGTTCAAATCTGATTCAACGTCATGGTCTGATTATATACGTTCGGTTGATCGTGCTGTTGGGATCCGCTGTTACGGGTCTTGGGACAATGCTGTATCTGCTCGCGCTCGTGGTGAGGATTTCCACAAATATTTCGCTGTTGTCGAATTAGGCTCTAAGCGTGGTCGCCCTCATATCCACGTGATTCACATGATGAAACAACTTCCTGACGGCTGTACGGACCCGAATTTAACCTTATCGGGTATCCCGTACCGCCTTAATATTGACGGTATGCGTCATTTTTGGCCTCATGGTCAAAATTCTACATGGATACCGATGAGATATTCTAACTCTGACGCGTTCAGTAAATTGAACTGGAGGTGGCCATCCCCTAAAAATAAAAAGACAGAGAAATATATCCCTGTACCTGTGGGGTCGGCAATGCGTGTGGCTAATTATGTGTGCAAATATATTAACAAGTCTTACTCCGAGGATACTCAACGAAAGGCTGTCATATGGCGAACGAAAATGTCTCGCAATCTGGGTCTCAACCCAATACTCAAAATATTACCATTAATCCCGGATCACAAAGTTCTTCAACTGGTAATCAATCCCCCTCAACTCAAAATGTTGAACCAAAAAATCCCGTCGTCGCTCCTGCGCAGGCTCCTGTTCAAGAAGTGGCTCCTGAAATACTCGACGAAGAGTATTATCCTCTCGGGTCTGGCCCGCTTAGAACGAAGGGAAAGTATCTTAAAAAGTTTCAACGCTTTGATAAACGAGATCCAAGAATCCAACCCGGTGAATTCTGGCGATACAATGATAAGTATTATGCCGAAAATGGACGTTTTTAATCTTAATCTGCAACTTCAAGTTGATAAGATCTCTCATGAATTATTTGGTCGTGACCCTTTTAACTCTCAAACTAATCAAAATGTTGGTGGCTATACTGGAGACCGTTATCATGGATAATAATATGCGTTGCAAACTCAATGAAATTCGTATCAAGTGGTATGCGATCTCTGACGTACTTTCGAACGGTACGCGTCTGTCTGCTCTTAGACCTGAGATAAAATCCGCTATAAAATCTACTCGTCAATTAATTAAAAAAATTCGGTATTGTTATGATAGTTGACGCTCTAAAGTTAGCTGAAATAATTATTGACATTCTTTCTAACGCTGAATATTATCAAGCTAACGATCTTCTTAAATCTAGGCTCGATGAACTCGAGGCTCATGTAATTAAAATAGAAGCTCAACTAAGGGATTATAAAAAATGAAAACTATCTCTGCTGAAATTATAATTGACATTCCTTCTAACGCGGAATATTATCAAGCTATGGATTTTCTTAGATCTAGGCTCGATGAGCTTGAAGCTCATGTAATTAAAATCGAAAATCAACTAAGGGAGTATAAAAAATGAGCAAACAAAAAACTTTGGATTGGATTCAAAGCGAATGGAATGCTTATCTAGTTGAATGTTATGAAAACAAAGAAACTCCTCTTACTCTTAATGAATGGATGATTTTAAAGATTACTTAATGAAAGGAATTATAAAATGAATACTATCTCTTACGAAGTCGCTAAATCTGCCATGAGCTTACTTGCTGATATGGGTCGTCAAGGACATCTTGGTATGGTCGGTATTTCTCAATCTGATTATGACGCTTTGACTGGTGCTGCTCCTTGGCTTCCGTCGGAGCGAAATCGTATGCATACGACCTTAAATGCCCTCCTGAATGTTTCTGCCGACACCCTCGGGTGCCCTAGGTTCACTTTGCCGTGCGAATATGTTGCCAGCGCCATTTGTCTCTTCGTTAACCCTATAAACGCACAGTCTATCTGCCGTATTATGGAACGCTCTCCTTCGGCTTCTGATCTTGGTTCTGGTTCTCAAACGATTGAAAATTGCTCCGCTGAACAGTTATTTGCTTTAGTCGTCCAGTTGTATGGTGACCCGGCTGCTAATTCTGCGCGCGCTCGCTTTGGAACAAAAACTTCTCTCGCTCTCGGTAAGGTTATCGCTGATGAGGTGAAATAATGAATCCTCGCATTTGGCATTGGGGATACACTTTTTCTGTCTTTTTTCCAAATCCGACAACCTATGGAACATATTTTCGTTTTAACTTGAATTGAGGTCTATATGAAAAAATCTCGCAAAGGTACTAAGATCTACTTCGTAGGCGGATACCGTGCTTAAAATGCCCTCTATACGCTTTAATTGGCGTGTCGCGGTCGTTGGTACGCTTGCTGTTGGTTCTATACTCATGCCCCAATTATCGGCTTATCTAGGGGCTTTGTCAGCTGTTGCTCAATCTCAACCTCAATACAATTCTTCTGCCCCCGTTGTCGAATTATCGCCCGGATGGGGCTGTTCTCACACTTCCGAAAAGGTGGTTTTAAATGCTATCAACTAACGAATCGGTTCCGAACAATGATGTTCAACGATGGAATTATGATTTAACACATTACTCCCACACCTGCGGGAATATCGGTGGACTGCAAACAATTTCTGTTATCCCTACCCTTCCCGGTGATTCTTTTGACATTACCTGTAAAATGCAATTTAAACTCTCTCCCCTTGTTCGCTCGCTATCTCAAGATGCGATCGTTGATATGTATGCTTTTTGGGTTCCTCATCGCCACATCTATACCGACTGGGCCACTTGGCTCAAAGGTGGTTATGATGAAGGCACTACCTTGGGCAGTCTTTCAACTGGGCCTAGTGTTGGGATCGCCTGTGTCGGCCGTCGTATTGGTGGTTCTGAAACTGTTCCTACTTGGCTTTTAGCCGGGTACTCTCGGATCTGGAATCGTTACTTTAAACACCCGGCCACTGCTGATTTCGCAGATAATGGGTTGCTTTCTGCTGCTGCTTCTGATCGTTATTATGGTCGCGCGATCTGTCACATTAAAACACCTTGGAATACTGGGGTTGATGATACCACGACAACTGCTGATCGTGATTATACCGTGTCTGGTTCTGTTGTTGATTTACCAGACTTTGCACTTCAGCAAGCTCGTCTTAAAACTGAGTTAGATCGTGACTGGTTTTCTGTTCGTTATAAGGATCTTCTTGAAAATACTTGGGGCGGTGACGCTAATATTGACGCTGACCAGCGCCCCGATCTCCTCATGCGTTCAACACAATTTATGTCGGCCTGGGATGTGGAGTCCACGGATACTGGTGCTGTTGGTTCTTATACTGGTCGTGCTGCTGGTATTGCTGAAATTATTATTCCTCGTCGCTTTATTCCTGAGCATGGAACTATTTGGCTTATGTGTTCCGTCCGTATGCCCCCTGTCGCTGCAACTGAAATTCATTATCTCACTACTTCAACGCGTGCTGAACCTACGTATCAAAATACTGCTGCTGATCCTGAAGTCATTATGAATTCTGAACCTGTCGAAGTTACAACTGCCGATTTCTTCCAAGATGGTTCTTCAACTGTTCTGAATCGTATTCCTTATGGACAATGGTGGAGATATCAGCCTTCTCATGTCCACGTTAATTACTCGACGTTGACTGGCCATCCGTTTTTGACTGCTGCTCCTGCTTCAACTGACGAAGCTCTTTATATTGATAACACAATGTATGAACCGATGTTTTCTAATGTGAATCTAGCTCAATGGCATGGATCCGCGCATATCTCTGTCGACGCTTTGCGCTGCGTACCGCCGCCGAAGGCTTCTATTTATGCTGGAACGAGAAAATGATTTGGCTAATCGTTTTGCTGTCGCTCACTTTGGTGTTACTTATATGGGCTTGGACGCTGTAAATCGTGCGTTCTGTCGTAATTGTGTTCGGAATTATTTGGGTCTTGACTACCCTTTATTAGGAGATTGATCATGCTCTATAAATTTAATACCGTTGAAAGTAAATTCATATTTTCTAACCCTACTGTGACCACTTTGGATAATACTATTTTTGACGCCGGGGATACTGCGACCAGTAGTGATACCTTAACTGCTTACTGCCCTTCCTCAACAGTGACAGACGATTTCTCCGAGCGTCGTTATATTACTGCTGACGCTTCAACTACTACTCTTGATGCTTCACAACGCTTCTGTTTTGGCTCTTTTTTATCTGATTCAACAGAAGTACCTTTTAAAAATTCATTATTCGCTTGCAAAGGATATTTGCATTGGCTTCTTAGCAGTACTGATCAAGTTATTGCCTATCCTATTTTTGGTAGGTCTAACTCATCTACGATTACCGCCGGGGTTACAACGTTATCGGATTGGACTCCGCTTCCCGTGCTGAATGGTCAACTTCCGGTTACTCAACCCGCTAGTAATTCTCACCAATCTTACGCTTGCAATATTGATGTACTTAAATATGGGATAGATACTAACGCCTATCCTTTATTTTTCGGATGGATGATTCAAAACAATTCTTCTTCAGTTGCTGCTCGTATAGGGTGGCTTCAAGCTTCTGTTAATTTTCAAAAATATAATTTTAACGCTCCTATCAATACCCCTAGTGGTGTTTAATGAACTTCCCTTTTAATAACCGTGGTTGGTTCTTACCTGCTGTTACTACTGCTGTTTCTTTGTTGTCTAAACAAAAAGAAAATCCTATTATCTCTGCGGGTAAATCTCTCTTAGGTTCGGCCGCTTCTTCTGCTGCTTCTGGTGTTGGGTCCGCTGTTGGCGGCGCCCTTGGTGGCAAGCTCACTGATAAAATTACCGGTATCCCTTCTGCTTTATCTGCTACTGAACAAGGAACCCAGGCCGCTGAATATATGAATGCTGCTTATCCCGGCACTACTCCTTGGGATAGACTTGGTGCCGGTGGTGGCGGTTCTCCTTCCGCCCTCTCTGCGTCTAACGTTGAACGTATGAAAATGCGTCAAGAGAATAAAATGCAGTCTCGTCAACTTTCAACCCAGGCCATGATCGCCGATCGCCAAAATCGTGCTCATCTGATTTCTACTGCTTCCGGTTATGGTATTCCTGCCATTAAAGAGGTTCTTAAAGCTTATGATGGTTTCCGTACTCAACCCTATGATACTCCTGTTCAACAAGGGCGTGAAAAAGTCCCTTCTGAGATTCATCGTAATGAATATGGTTCTGCTTCTTCTTCAGCCGCTCAAGCTTCCAAATTCTTTGGGTCGCAATTATATGATTCTCAACAAGCTGTTGGTAAATGGGCTGATAATGAAAAATCTAAGTTAAAGCGTGATTGGGATAAAACCAAAAAATTCTTTGGTGATAAATTCAATGATTTTAAGTCGAAAATCCCTATGCGGTTCAACTTTTCCCCTATCCGTAAATAACAATCTTATGCCGACCACTACGGCTCAACCTCAACGTGTTAATCCTCGTCCGAATCTACCTGTCGAATCTCCATACCCTGTTTCTCTAACTTATCAAAACAAACAACTTGCGTTATATCGACGCTTAAAATCTCGTCTTTCTGCCTTAAAATATCATTATGATCGTATTAAACTGGATGACGATACTCTTTATTCTAAACATGTCTTTGTTCTTTCTCGGTGTATATATCTACTCGATAATACTAACTTTATTTGCAACAAGGCCTATAAGACTGCACACCTCTGCTTTTCGTTTTTTCCTACTTCGAATGATGATCATGTAATAAAACTGTTCGGCCGGACACTCCGGCGTGTTTCTCAACTCGAATATCGGCTTACTGACGCTTGCCGTGAATTAAAATATGCGAAAAAATATAATAAAAATGTAGAAAAGTATCAAAAAAAGCTGGAATCTGCTGAATCTGCTTTTAAACTTTATCAATCTTTCAAGGCTAAGATACGCGAGGAGAATCTTTCTCAACGTCGTTCAATTCTCAAAAAGAGGTTACGTTATGCAATTGCCGAGTCTGCAAATAGTGGTTGGTTTATGGTGTTCGCTTCTCTTACTGCTGACGATTTTAACCTTCCCTTGGTTTTTAAATATGATTCAACGTCATGGACTGATTATGTACGTTCGGTTGATCGTGCTGTTGGTATCCGTTGTCACGGCTCTTGGGACAATGCTGTATCTGCTCGCTCTCGTGGTGATGATTTCCACAAATATTTCGCTGTTGTCGAATTAGGCTCAAAACGTGGACGCCCTCATATCCACGTGATTCACATGATGAAGCAACTTCCTGCCGGCTGTACGGACCCGAATTTGACCTTATCGGGTATTCCGTACCGCCTTAATATTGACGGTATGCGTCATTTTTGGCCTCATGGTCAAAATTCTACATGGATACCGATGAGATATTCTAACTCTGACGCGTTCAGTAAATTGAACTGGAGGTGGCCATCCCCTAAAAATAAAAAGACTGGAAAATATGTTCCAGTACCTGTGGGGTCGGCAATGCGTGTGGCTAATTATGTGTGTAAATATATTAACAAGTCCTATTCCGAGGACACTCAACGAAAGGCTGTTATATGGCGGACGAAAATGTCTCGCAATCTGGGTCTCAACCCAATACTCAAAATATTACCATTAATCCCGGAGCACAAAACGCTTCAACTGGTGATCAATCCGCCCAAACTCAAATTGCTCAACCAGGTAATTCCGTCGTCGCTCCTGCGTCGGCTCCTGTTCAAGAAGTGGCTCCTGAAATACTCGACGAAGAGTATTATCCTCTCGGGCCTGGCCCGCTTAGAACGAAGGGAAAGTATCTTAAAAAGTTTCAACGCTTTGATAAACGAGACCCAAGAATCCAGCCCGGTGAATTCTGGCGATACAATGATAAATATTATGCCGAAAATGGACGTTTTTAATCTTAATCTGCAACTTCAAGTTGATAATATCTCTCATGAATTATTTGGTGCTGATCCTTTTAACTCTCAAACTAATCAAAATGTTGGTGGTTATACTGGAGAACGATATCATGGATAATAATATGCGGTGCAAACTCAATGAAATTCGTATCAAGTGGTATGCGATCTCTGATGTACTTTCGAACGGCACGCGTCTGTCTGCTCTTAGACCCGAAATAAAATCCACTATAAAATCAACTCGTCAATTAATTAAAAAAATTCGGTATTCTTATGATAGTTGACGTACTAAAATTAGCTGAAATTATAATTGACATTCTTTCTAACGCGGAATATTATCAAGCTAACGATCTTCTTAAATCTAGGCTCGATGAACTCGAGAATCATGTTGCTAAAATTGAAACTCAACTAAAGGAGTATAAAAAATGAAAACTATCTCTTATGAAATCGCTAAGTCAGCTATGAGCTTACTTTCTGATATGGGTCGTCAAGGACATCTTGGTATGGTCGGTATTTCTCAATCTGATTATGACGCTTTGACTGGTCCTTCCCCCTGGCTTCCGTCGGAGCGAAATCGTATGCATACAACTCTGAATGCTCTTCTGAATGTTTCTGCTGATACTTTGGGTTGTCCTCGTTTTACTCTCCCGGCTGAATATGTCGCCGCTTCAATTGCGGTCTTTGTTAATCCTATCAATGCCCAATCCATTTGCCGTATTATGGAACGCTCACCTTCGGCTTCTGATCTTGGTTCTGGTTCTCAAACGATTGAAAACTGCTCCGCTGAACAGTTATTTGCTTTAGTCGTTCAGTTGTATGGTGACCCGGTTGCTAATTCTGCTCGTGCTCGCTTTGAAACAAAAACTTCTCTCGCTCTTGGTAAGGTGATTGCTGATGAGGTGAAATAATGAAAAAATCTCGTAAAGGTACTAAGATCTATTTCGTAGGCGGATACCGTGCTTAAAATGCCCTCTATACGCTTTAATTGGCGTGTAGCGGTCGTTGGTACGCTTGCTGTTGGTTCTATACTCATGCCCCAATTATCGGCTTATCTAGGGGCATTGTCAGCTGTTGCTCAATCTCAACCTCAATACAATTCTTCTGCCCCCGTTGTCGAATTATCGCCTGGATGGGGCTGTTCTCACACTTCCGAAAAGGTGGTTTTAAATGCTATCAACTAACGAATCGGTTCCCAATAATGATGTTCAACGATGGAATTATGACTTAACGCATTACTCCCACACCTGTGGCAATATCGGTGGACTGCAAACAATTTCTGTTATCCCCACCCTACCCGGTGATTCTTTTGACATTACCTGTAAAATGCAATTTAAACTCTCTCCGCTTGTTCGCTCGCTTTCTCAAGATGCGATCGTTGATATGTATGCCTTTTGGGTTCCCCATCGTCACATTTATACCGATTGGGAAACTTGGCTTAAAGGTGGTTATGATGAAGGGACTACCTTGGGCAGTCTTTCAACTGGTCCCAGTATTGGTATTGCTTGTGTCGGTCGTCGTATTGGTGGCTCTGAAACCGTTCCGACTTGGCTTTTAGCCGGGTATTCTCGTATTTGGAATCGTTACTTTAAACATCCGGCCACTGCTGATTTCGCAGATAATGGGTTACTTTCCGCCGCTGCTTCTGATCGTTTTTATGGTCGAGCGATCTGTCACATTAAAACTCCTTGGAATACTGGTGTCGATGATACTACGACAACCGCAGACCGTGATTATACTGTGTCTGGTTCTGTTGTTGATCTTCCTGATTTTGCCCTTCAACAAGCTCGTCTTAAAACTGAATTAGACCGTGATTGGTTCTCTGTTCGATATAAGGACCTTCTCGAAAATACTTGGGGTGGTGACGCTAATATTGATAGTGACCGGCGTCCGGACCTCCTCATGAGGAGTACCCAATTTTTATCGGCTTGGGACGTCGAGAACACGGACACCGCCGCTGTTGGTTCTTATACTGGTCGTTCTGCCGGTATTGGTGAAATTACTATTCCTCGTCGGTTTATCCCCGAGCATGGAACTATTTGGCTGATGTGTTCCGTGCGTATGCCCCCGGTCGCGGCAACTGAGATTCATTATCTCACTACCTCAACGCGTGCTGAGCCTACATATCAAAATACAGCCGCTGACCCTGAGGTCATCATGAACTCTGAGCCTGTCGAAGTGACAACTGCTGACTTCTTCCAAGATGGTTCTTCAACTGTTTTGAATCGTATTCCTTACGGACAATGGTGGAGATATCAACCTTCTCATGTCCATGTTAATTACTCGACGTTAACTGGCCATCCGTTTTTGACTGCCGCTCCTGCTTCAACTGACGAAGCTCTTTATATTGACAATACAATGTATGAACCGATGTTTTCAAATGTTAACCTTGCTCAATGGCATGGTTCCGCACACATTAGTGTGGATGCTTTGAGATGTGTTCCACCGCCGAAGGCGTCTATCTATGCGGGAACGAGAAAATGATCTGGCTAATCGTTTTGCTATTGCTCACTTTGGTGTTACTTATATGGGCCTGGACGCTGTAAATCGTGCTTTTTGTCGTAATTGTGTTCGGAATTATTTGGGTCTTGACTACCCTTTATTAGGAGATTGATCATGCTCTATAAATTTAATACAGTTGAAAGTAAGTTCATATTTTCTAATCCTACCGTGACCACTTTGGATAATACCATTTTTGACGCCGGGGACACTGCGACCAGTAGTGATACTTTAACTGCGTACTGCCCTTCTTCAACAGTAACAGATGATTTCTCTGAGCGTCGTTATATTACTGCTGACGCTACAAGTACTACTCTTGATGTTTCTCAACGTTTTTGTTTTGGTTCTTTTTTATCTGATTCAGCAGAGGTACCTTTTCAGAATTCTTTGTTTGCCTGCAAGGGCTATCTTCATTGGATGGTTACTTCAACTGATCAAGTTGTCGCATATCCTATTTTTGGTCGTTCTAATTCAGCAACGATTACGGCCGGTGTAACTACTTTGTCTGATTGGACACCAATACTTGTTGTGAATGGTCAATTACCAGTTACAAATACCGTTAATTATCATCAAACTTATTCATGTAACGTTGATATTCTCAAGTACGGAATTGACACTAACGCGTATCCTTTATTTTTCGGATGGATGATTCAAAACAATTCTTCTACAGTTGCTGCTCGTATAGGGTGGCTTCAGGCTTCTGTTAACTTTCAAAAATATAATTTTAACGCTCCTATCAATACTCCTAGTGGTGTTTAATGAACTTCCCGTTCAATAACCGTGGTTGGTTCTTACCTGCTATTACTACCGCCGCGTCCCTTTTGGCTAAAAAAGAAGAAAATCCTTTTATCTCTGCAGGTAAATCTCTTTTAGGTTCGGCCGCTTCTGGCGTTGGGTCTGCTGTTGGCGGTGCCCTTGGTGGCAAGCTCACCGATAAAATAACCGGGATTCCTTCTGCCCTTTCTGCTACTGAACAAGGTACCCAGGCGGCTGAATATATGAACGCCGCCTATCCCGGCACTACTCCTTGGGATAGACTTGGTGCCGGCGGTGGTGGTTCTCCTTCTGCTCTCTCTGCTTCGAATGTCGAACGCATGAAAATGCGTCAAGAGAATAAAATGCAATCTCGTCAACTTTCAACTCAGGCCATGATTGCGGATAAACAAAATCGTGCTCATCTGATCTCTACTGCTTCTGGTTATGGTGTCCCCGGGATCAAGGAAGTACTTAACGCTTATGATGGATTCCGTACTAGACCCTATGATACTCCTGTTCAACAAGGTCGTGAAAAAATTCCTTCTGAGATTCATCGTAATGAATATGGTTCTGCTTCTTCTTCAGCCGCTCAAGCTTCCAAATTCTTTGGTAGTCAATTATATGATTCTCAACAAGCTGTTGGTAAATGGGCTGATAATGAAAAATCTAAGTTAAAGCGTGATTGGGATAAAACCAAAAA